CAGGACCCGACGCTGTCGGATGTCGGCATCACAGTGATCACTGAAAGGGTGCAATGAAATGACGATGCAATACGGCACTGCGCTGCGCACTGCTCAGGTCGGTCAAATCCAGACTCAGGTCAGCACCGCTGGGACGTTGATTATCTACTCTGGCGCTCAGCCTGCCAACTGCGCAGCGGCTGATCCAGCCGGGGTGTTATGCACCATCACCCTGCCAGCGGCGTTCCTGACCAGTTCGGGCGGTGTGACTACGCTGGTCGGCACGTGGAGTAACACAGCCTCAGCTACTGGCACAGCGGCATCGTTCCGCATCAAGGACGGCAGTGCGGTGTGTCATGTGCAGGGAAACGTCACGACCGATCTGATCCTTAACAACACGAGCATCACCTCGGGCCAGACCGTCACTGTGACGCAGTTCAGCGTGACCGCTGGCAATCCGTAATCCGCGCGCGGGATAACCCGCGATGGCCGTCCAAACGATCTACCTGCTCGGCACCACAGGGGTCACACCGAACTTTTGGGGGAACACTCAGCTTAACGGATCGGCGCCTGCGGTGGCGACCACAGCGTTTGGCTGGGTGCCGTCACGCACCGCGATCACTACGCCTTACTATCGCGGGCGTCTAGGCGCGACAGCAGGCGCTACAGCGGCCCAGGCGGCGAGCTATAATACCGCTGCCACCGGCCCGGCACCGGGCACCGGCTCGGGTATCACGACAGCAGGCGACAGCTTCATCGCGGGGCCGTTCTACGGCACCTTTGCCAACACCAACTGGACATTCAATTGTAACTTGCGCGCCACTACGGCGGGGTGTGTCGGTCATATCAATATGCGGATGTGGCGCGGCACTAACGCGACAGGTGCAGGCGCCACCGCAGCTACTGGTAACCTCACTGGCGCCACCGTTACGCTCAGCACGACCGCTGACACCAACAGTTCGGTCACGTCATGGTCGCCCGGCGCGATGACGCTGGTCAATGAGTATCTGTTCTTCCAGATCGAGTGGCAGGAAACCACGGTTGGCGGCACCAACAACGACAACGTGTTTTTCCGCACCAATACATCCTCGATCACCACGGCGGATTTTATTGCGGCGGCGGTTGGCACGCTGGCGCTTACCCAACAAGCACAAGGTATCGCGGCAACCGGCAGCGTGCCTGTCGTTGGCGCGCTCGCGATCACCGAGACGCCTGACCCACTGGTCGGCGCCGGAACCGTCTCCGGTGGTCTGCCACCAATCACGGGTGCGGTGGGTGGCGCGCCTGATACCAACACCGTGCTGCTGGTGCATGCCGACGGCACCAACGGTTCGACCAGTTTCACTGACGCGTCGTCGTATGCTCATACGCTGACGGCGGTGAGCACCGCGCAGGTTACCACGAGCAGTTCCAAGTTCGGCACCGGTAGTGCCAAGTTCGACGGCGACACAGCCTCCTACATCGACACCGGTAACGCCACCGACTTCAACTTCGGCTCCGGGCAGTTTACGGTTGAACTCTGGGCTTATTACACGTCCGCCACAGCGACCGGAGGGTCTGGACAATATAGATCGGCCGTTTCTAAGTGGGGACCAGAGGGGGTCGATAGCTGGTGGTTCGGCAACGGCAACGCCAGTGACCTAGGTTTCCTGTGGTCTACAAGTGGCGTTTATGACGGCACTAAATGGCTTTCCGGTTCTTTCGTTCCCACACTTAATACTTGGTATCATATTGCGGTCGACCGTGACGCATCCAACCTCATTAGAATTTATGTCAACGGCGCAGTTATCGCATCGCAAACCGTCACAGATTTTCTCTACGCATCAACGCAAACCTGCGCCATCGGCGATGATAAGGGTGGTAATCCAGACGGCTTCCCAGGTTATCTCGACGAGGTTCGTGTTTCCAATGTCGCGCGCTATGCTGGTGCGTTCACCCCACCGATCGCGCCGTTTACCGTCTCCGGACCACTCGCGCAGGCTGCCCAGACACTGTCGGCAGCGGGCACGGTTCTTTCTGGTATCACTGGCGGCCTCGGCCCTTCGGTCCCGGCCTACACCGTGCTGTTGCTGCACTTTGACGGGCCGAACAACTCGACAACGTTTACCGACGACTCGTTCAGCGCACACCCACTGATCTCAGTGGGGGGTGCGTTCAATTCCGCTGGCACCACCATGTTCGGCAGTCCTGGGGCGCTGTTCCTTCCGGGTGGCGCATCTTCGGTCAGCGCCGGTGTGTCGGAGGATTTCCACTTTGGTGCTGGGCCGTTCACCATCGAAGCATGGTGTATGTTTTTCTCGAACGCTGTCGATATTATTGCTACACAAGGCGACTTGGACAATCCAGCGGGCAACCTCGGGTGGAGTTTCTTTACCAACTCCGGTAACCTTGGGTTTGCTTTCACCACGAACGGAACGAATTTCGGTGCCGCTTATGCGGCTTTCACTCCAACGCTTTATACGTGGTATCACCTAGCCGTCGATCGCGACGCAACCAACACCCTACGTATATACATCAATGGTGTCGTGGGCACCAGTTCGCCGTCATTTACTTACACGATATACCCATCGGCGCGTAACACCCTGATCGGTAACGATACCAGCAGTTCTACCTATGTTTTCAACGGTTACCTCGACGAGATCAGGATCACCAAGGGCCTTGCCCAATACGGTGGGGCGTTCACTCCGCCCGCCCAAGCGTTCCTGCCTGACTTCCCTGTCAGTGGACTGACCCAGGCTGACCAGACGCTGCAAGCAGCGGGCACGGTCGGCTCGCCTGCGATCACTGGCACGCTGGCAATCACTGAGGCACCGGACGGCCTGACCGCAACCGGCCGTATCGTCGTCGGTGGCACGCTTGTGCAACCCCAGGCGCCGCAGACCATCGTCGGTAATGCTGGCGTCACTGTTGGCGCCGCACTGTCGGTCACCGAGGCGCCTGATCCGCTGACCGGCACCGCGCGCGTCGTCGTTGGTGGCACGCTCACGGTTTCTGAATCTCCCGATGCGCTGGCGGGGCAAGCCTCGGTCGGCTTCCCGCTGATCACGGCCGCGCTGTCACTCACCCAGGCGTCGCAGGGCGTGGTTGCCGCTGGCGGACCGGTCGCGGGCGCCGCGCTGGCGCAGCCCCAGGCCGCGCAGACTATCGTTGGCCACGCGGGTTCCACGGTCACTGGCACGCTCACCCAGCCCCAGGCGCCACAGACGCTGATCGGGGCAGGCGGCGCCACGGTCAGCGGCACGCTCACCCAGCCCCAGGCGCCACAGACCATCGTCGCGGCCGGTGGGCCACGCGTCGGCGGCACGCTGTCGGTCAGCGAGACACCCGACGGGCTGGCAGCCACCGCAACCGTGACGGTGCGCGGCACGCTGGCGGCGCCCCAGGCGGCGCAGACGCTGCTCGCGGCTGGCTCGGTGCTGTCGGGTGTCGGTGGCGGGCTGGCCCAGACGCAGGACCCCCAGACGCTCCAGGGGGCCGCCTACGCCACCCCGGTGTGTGTCGGTGCCCTGAACCTCACCCAAGCCCCACAGGCGCTTGTGGCGGGCGGCGGGCCGGTGGTTGCGGGCCGCCTCACGGCCAGCCAGGACGCGCAGACGCTGACCGGCCACGCGGGGCCGGTGGCGGGCGCCACGCTGACCGCCACTCAGGCACCGCAGACCCTCGCTGGCGTCGCCAACGGCGCCGCGATGGGCCGTCTCGTGGCCACCCAGGTCGACCAGAGCTTCACCGGCCGCGCCACGCTGACCGTTGGCGCCGTGCTGGCGCTGTTGCAGGACAGCGAGATCATCACCGCACGCGGCCATAGCGACATCGCGGCCGCGCTGCATCTGACCCAGGCAGCGCAACGCCTGTCGGCCAGCGGGACCACCGGCTTCGTGCAGAGCCGCGCTCTGCTGATGGCGTAGCCGCCACCCTCTCTTTCACACGACTGAAACCTACAGGAGCACGCCATGCCCGGTCTGAGCGTATCGGACGTCGTCAATGTGCAAATCAACATGAGCCCGCTGGCAGTGCCACTGCGCAATTTCGGTGCGCTCTGCATTGCCGGGCCATCGGTTGCGATCGACGTCAATGAGCGCATCCGGCAATACAGCACGCTGGATGGTGTCGCCGAGGATTTCGGATCCACCGCGCCGGAGTTCCTGGCGGCGGACTTATTCTTCTCGCAGTCGCCGCAGCCGGCCGTGCTCTATGTCGGACGGTTCGCCCAGAACGGGTCGAACGCCATCCTGCATGGTGGCATCATGACCACATCGCAACAGGTCGCGCTGCAGAATCAGCTGAAGCTGGTCACCAACGGCACCATGCAAATCACCATCGACGGCACGGCGCACCTGTTGCAGGCCACCTCGGCGCATCTGACCGGCGGCACCTTCGCCCCGGTGGCGCAGGACGCGCTGGTGACGCAGCTGCAGGGCCTCGTCAACGGCGCGTTTGACATCACCATCGACGGCACGTTGCACCACGTGGCGGGGATCAATTTCTCCACCATGACCGGCACCGACACGCCGACCCGTCTGGCCAGCGCGGGCAGTCTGATCTCCACCGCGATGGCCAGCTATGGCACCGCGAGCTGGAACAATCAGCTCGGCGCGTTCGTGATTCGCAGCGCTACCACCGGCACCGCGTCCACCATCACCTACGCCAGCGCACCTGCCAGCGGCTCCGACATCTCAGCGATCATCCAGCTCACCGCGGCAACCGGTGCGCTGGCGCCACAGAACGGCACCACGGGTATGGATTTCACCGGCATCACCAACCTGAACGGCGCGGCGACCATTGTTAACAACGCACTAACCGGCGGCAGCTGCTGGTTTGACGGCACGCGGTTCCACATCCAGTCGATTTCATCCGGCACCACCAGCACGATCGGCTACGCCAGTTCGTCCGGTCTCGGGCAAGACGTGTCGACGCCGATGAAGCTAACCCAGGCGGCGGGTGCTTCGGTGCCGGTCAACGGTATCGCAGCGGAAACGGCATTGCAGTGTGCCATCGCGCTGCGTGCCCACCCGCAGTGGTATGGTCTGCAATTTGCTCTGGTGAACGACATCAGCATTACCGACTACGTCAACGTGGCGCAGTTTATCGAGGGCTGCAGTCCGAGCTCCATTTTTGGCTACACCTCACAGGACACCGCGGCGCTGGATCCGACGATCAACGTCGACATCTTCAGTCAGATGAAGGCGCTGGGTTATACCCGCACGTTCGGTCAATTCAGCAGCAACAGCAAATATGCCTCGGCTTCTATGTATGGCCGGGCGTTCACCGTCGATTTTGAGGCCAGCAACACCGTCATCACGTTAAAATTCAAACAGGAGCCCGGCGTGTCGGGTGAGATCCTGACCGAGAACCAAGCCGCCGCGCTCAAGCTAAAGCGGGCCAACGTGTTCGTCTACTACAGCAACGACGTCGCCATCATCCAGGAGGGCGTGATGGCGAGCAGCATGTATTTCGACGAGCGGCACACTACCGACTGGCTGGCCAATCGCATCCAGACCGATCTGTTTAATGTGCTCTACACCTCGACCACCAAAATCCCGCAAACCAACCAGGGCATCCACATCCTGGTGGCGACTGTGACCAATTCATTGCAGCAGGGCGTCATTAACGGGATGATTGCGCCCGGGCAGTGGAATGCCAGCGGGTTCGGCCAGATCGTCTATGGACAGATGCTGCCACTCGGCTACTACGTGTGGGCGCCGCTCGTGGAAAGTCAGCCGCAGGCTATCCGGGAGCAGCGCATCGCGCCGACCATCCAGTGTGCGATCAAACTGGCCGGCGCAGTTCATTTCGCTAACGTGATCGTAAACGTCAACCGCTAAAGGAGACGTCAAATGCCGTTCGTTTCTGGCTTCCTTACCGTGCGTGAGCGCGGGCATCCCGGCAATGAGCTGCCGGGCGCTGAAGGTCCGACCGATCCCGGCTACGGGATCAGCAGCGACCGTCCCGATCAGGGCTTGCCGCCGCCCCCTCCGGGCATCTGGCCGCCTCCGTCGCTCGGCAATCCCATCGTGCCGGTCGATCCCGGCTTCGGTGGCGGCATCCCGGTGCAGCCGGGCACGATCTGGCCGTCACCCGGCCGTCCGCCGCATCCCTCGCAGGGGTTGCCGGGCGGTGGTCACGTATCCGGCCAGCCGATCCCTGGCCAGCCGGCACGGCCTGACCAGGGGCTGCCGGGAAGCCAGCCAAAGCCTGACCAGGGGCTGCCGTCTGGTGGTGCGCGTCCTGACCAGGGCCTGCCGGGTGGCAGCGGTGGACATCCCGACCAGGGGCTGCCGTCCAAGACATTTTGGATGTTGTGCTACTGTCCTTCGTTGGGATGGCGTTACGTTTCTGTCGACCCCTCGCTGGAAGTCGGCATGCCGCTGCCGCCGGCACCGGCACCTAAAGGCTAAGTGACGTCCCGTGGCGACCGAACCTAGTAACGGGAACGGTCGCCACGGGGTGATTGCAGGCATCAGCGACAAGCTGATCAAGGCACTCCCACCAGCATTTTTGTTGCTGGTGTTACTAAACATATGCTTCCTCGGTGTTGCGTCCTACGTGTTCGCGCACAACACCGAAGTTAGAAACACAATGATCACCAAGATCATTGAGAGCTGCCTAGCCAAGCACCCCTAGCGCTGGTGCGTGGCGCCCTGGCTGCCCTGCTGCTGGCCGCCCTGCTGGCCACCCTGGCCGCCCTGCTGGGCGTGCTGCACAAACTCCTGGACCTTCTGTTTGGCGTCCTGCACGGCCTGTTGCACTTGCTGCGGGTTGTTTGCTGCAGCTGCGATGCGATCCAGCGCGGCGTTCAGCTGTTGGGCGGCATCTTGGATGTTGGGCATAGCTTTCTCCTGAAACAGGGGTCGACCCCGCGACCGTAAACGCCGCCCGGCGGATCTGGTTCCATTCCTCCACAATCTGAAACGAAAGGAAAATGTTGCCATGGCGACATATTCGTTCATGGACGTTGCCGCGTCCATCGTCGGTCCCGGCGGCTCGTTCTCGCTCGGCTACGGCTCGGGTAATTCCGAAGAAGGCATTACCGTCGCCATGGTCGAGAACAAGAACACCATGACCATAGGCGCTGACGGCTCGGTGATGCACTCACTGCATGCTGGAAATGGCGGCACCATTACTCTGCGTTTTCTAAAGACCTCGCCGACCAATCAGATGCTGTCGGTGATGCTCGATCTGCAACGTGTGAGCTCGGCGCTGTGGGGACAGAACGTCATCGTCATCAGTGATCCGGCGCGCGGCGACCAGATCTCCTGCACCAACTGCGCCTTCCAGCGTTGGCCGAATGTTTCCTACGCGAAAGAGGGAGGCCTGCAGGAATGGATCTTCGACGCGGGTCAGGTCAACGGCGTGCTCGGCGACGGCACCAGCGGCACGTCGGTGGTCGGGGGTTAACGATGCTGGAATTCAAAGTCGGCGATCACCTCTACCGCGCCAAACGAATGAACGCGTTCCAGCAATTCCACGTCGCCCGTCGTCTCGCGCCGCTGATCTCCGAGATGATGGAGATGGGCGACGCGCTGGCGGCGATCGGCGAGCAGGAACCCAACAAGCTGATCGTGCCGTTTGCCGGGGCGCTGTCGCGCATCACCGATGAGGATTGCAACTACGTGCTCGGCATGTGTCTGGAGATGACACAGCGCCAGCAAGGCGGCAATGGTTCGGGTGTGGTGTGGGTCGACGTGTGGAACCCGCGCGCCAAACGCATCATGTTTGAGGATCTCGACTCATTACCGATGATGATCGAGGTGGTCTCCAAGATCCTGCAGGATCATCTGACGGGTTTTTTCGGC